AATATTGATAATCAATTGGGAGACCACGAATGGATTAGTAAGCAGAAATTGGAGATAGAACAAAATAAGAATGTAACCCTTAATATTACTGGTGCGGTTGCTTCTGAACAGATAAGAAAACTTGCTGGTAAGTTACTTAATGAGTCACCACGAAAAACTGTAGAGTCTAAAGAAATTATAAATGCCTTATAAAGACCCAGAAAAAGAGAAAGAAAAGAAACGAAATGAATTTAGTTGATTTTACCAAGGTTGATTCTTCTGATAAGTTCTGGGAAATTATACCAAGAAGTGTAGCTGAAAATATAGAATTTAGAATGAAGTTGCATTCTTATTTGGCTGAAGATAAGGGTGCTCAGCAGTGTTATATGGAAATGATAATGCAAAAGCCTCAAATTGCTTTTGATAGTTGCCTGTTTACTTATGACCCAAGACAACCACCAGGATACGAGAACCGTCCTTTCATACTTCGACCTAAACAATCAGTATTTGTTGATGAAATAAAAAATGCCATTGATGGTCAGTATAATTTAATAGCTGATAAATCTCGTGATGAAGGTGCTACTGAAATAATATGTAAAATGTTTGTATTATATTGGTGGTTAAATAGTGGTATGTCATTTTTAGTTGGTTCTCGAAAAGAAAATTTTGTAGATAACTCTGTTGAATATAAAGACGGGGCATTAATTGGAACACATAAATGTTTGTTTCATAAAATAATGTATGGTTTAGTTCATTTACCAATTTGGACAAAAATTCAATATATAAAAAAGAATTTATTTTTACAAAATATACAAAACGGCTCTATGATTAATGGTGAATCAACTAATGAAAGTTTTGGTGCTGGTGATAGAGCAACGGCTGTGTTGGTTGATGAAGTTGCACGCATTGAACCTGATGTTGCACAATATATTATAGATAATATTTACGATACCAGCCATTGTTGTATTTATAATTCAACACACTTTAGGTGGGGTAGTGGACATCCTTATGCTAAATTATTACGAAGCAATAAAATTTGTACTGTTATATTAGGTTTTGAAGATAATCCTGAAAAAAATAAAGGTTTATATTGGTCACCTATAGAAGATTTAGTAGAAATAAAAGATATAAAATATTATAGGGGTATATGTCCCGAAGTCTTTAATGAAATTGAAGCAAACAAACCTTTCTCATATACTAATTATAAAGAAAAGTTATTAGATTTACCTGATGAAATTTATCAAAAATGTAAAAATATTAAATGGGTAGCAGATGGTGGTGAAGCTAATTTCAAACGTGACCGAAGTATTTGGTTTGATGAGCAAGAAGCAAGTGGTAGGTCTAAAACAAATATAGCCCAAAATATTCTCAGAATACCACAAGGTTCTGCGGATATGTTTTTTGATGAGGCTACTATTCATAAGTTGAGAAGTGTTTGTGAGAGTAAGCCTGATTACACAGGTGAGATAAAATTTGATAATATTAAAAGTGTTATTACTAATATTAGGTTTGAGTTAACAGGTATAAAGCAAAATCTGAAATGGTGGGGTACTCTCCTGAATGGTACACCTAATAAAGCTCATAATTATATAGTTAGTTGTGATATATCAAGAGGAACAGGGGCCTCTAACTCAGTAATGGCTGTTTGTGACGTTAATAAGAATGAGTTAGTTGGTTTGTATGTTAATCCATTTATTGATGTTACAGATTTTGCAGAGTTGGCAGTAGCTACGTGTAAATGGCTTGGTAATGCTTACTTGATATGGGAAGCAAATGGCCCAGGTGATACATTTGATAAACGTGTGGCTAAGTTAGGTTATAATAAAATATACATTAATATCAATGAACGTAAGATAACTCGTAAGAGAACTCAGAATAGAGGTTGGCGTAGTACTCCTGGTGTTAATGGTTCTAAGATGGATATGTTAAGTCACTTAGATGCTGCATTAACTGAGAGTCTTAAACAAGAAAGATATTATAGATATATAATTATTCATGATAAAGCTCTTATTAATGAATTAGAGGATTATATATTTATGCCAGGAAGAATAGATGTTGATTTATCAAATTCTATTATTGATGAGAGTGGGGCAAGATATGCTCACGGTGATAGGGTTATTGCATTGGGCTTGTGTGTATTAGCTATGAATGAAGCCAGACCTGCCGACCTAAAGAAACACAGAGAACCGCCAGCAGAAAGTTTTGAGCATAGATTTAGAGAATGGCAAGAAACAGAAGATAAAAATAAGAGAAAAATGCGAATTTATAGGTTTTAAGAATGGCAAATGTTCTTGAAGATAAAAATGTGAGGTTGAACTTTCCTCGCCGATTACAAATAGCAAGCAAGGCTTATTTGCTTTTAGCAGAACCGACTCTCAAGAAAAGGCTTCGCATGTTTCGTTCTTGGGCTTCTGGTTTTTATGATGAAGGTAAACACCCATACCACACGGTGAACCTAATTGGCCGTGGTGTGGATACTGTTGTACCATTTTTAGTAGAAGGCGACCCAAGGTTTTTAGTTGAAACTAAGATAACTAATTATCGTCCTTGGGGGTATATTACACAACTTGCTATAAACTATTACCTTGAAAAACTAAAAATAGCTGAGAAAGCATTAATTCCTGCTGCCCTTAATTCTATGTTTGGTGCTGGTATTGTACGAACTTGTTTAACTCATAGTGGAAATATAAGATTAGAAGAGGGTGGAATAATAAAACAAGGTGTTCCATCTGTCTCTGTTATTGATGATGCTAATTATATTGGTGACCCATCAGCAAAACGTAGGGCTGATTTTAAGATGGAGGGTGATGTTTATAGATTACCAACTAAATATGCCAAAGATTTTTTTGCTGGTAAAGATAAATTTGGTAATGAAATAGCAGATTATATAAAACCTGATGGTAAGATAATTCAAGATTATTCCCCCGAAGATATAGCTAAATATAACTATAATAGAGCAAGGTTTGGTATTCAGGACTATACAACCTTTATTGATTTATATTTATACGATGAAAATGTTATTGTAACAATAATGCCAGAAGGCAAGAAAGCTAAGATTCTTAGAACAGTTGCGTGGAAAGGCCCAGAAGGTGGCCCGTATGATTATCTTGGATACAAGTATATGTCTGAATCTTCTATACCACTACCTCCTGCTTGGGCTTGGTATGACCTTGATACTACAATGAATATTGTTTTTGATAAAGGTAGGGAACAAGCTGAAAATCAGAAGAAAGTTTTAGCTTATGAAGATGCTGCCAAGGAAGATGCCGAGCGTGTTACACGCACTGGTAATATGGGTAGTGTTAGAGTAAATAATATTGGGTCACTAAAGGAAATAGAATATGGTGGAATGAGTGACTCAAATCTTGCGTGGATGGCTTTTGCTGAAGCTGAGTTTACCAAACAAGGTGGTAATCCTGATGTACTTGGTGGGCGTGGAGCACAAGCTCCAACACTGGGTCAAGAACAATTAGTTTTTAGTAATGCTACACGTATTATACGAAGCTTTAGTAATAGGTTTGATGCTTTTACAAAATCAATAGTTAAAAAGTTTGCTTGGGATTTTTGGTTTAATCCATTAAGTTATGTTCCTGTTCTTAGAGATTTGCCTGGGTATGGTCAGTTACCAGCAGTATTTTCTTCTGTTGATAGAGTAGGTGACTTCCAGGATTTTATATATAAACTAATTCCTTATTCTATGCAAAGAGAAAACCCTGATGTAAAATATCAGAAGATGATGGGTTTTGCGATGCAATGGATATTACCGACTATGCAGATAGCTATGTCTCAAGGTGCTCAAATTGATATTCCATTATTATCAAGGATACTTTCAGAATATGCGGGATTTGATAACTTTAATCAGTTTTATAAAAGTGCTGTGCCACACGAATTAGAATCCGTGCCATACACAATGTTACCAATGAAAGAAGGCCCTAAGAATGGAAGTAAAAGTCCAGGTCAAGGAAATGATTTCTTTGGAGCTACTGATGCAAGCCGTACTGCCAATATGAATCAGCAACAAAATAGGGCAGGTGGATTATCAAGTCCACCTAATCAACGAGGAGGATTATAAAATGAAAAAATGGGTTTTACAAGTAGGGTTAGTGTTATTTGCGGTGTTTGGTTTCTTGTTTATAACAGGTTCCTCAAATAGGAAATCTGACCTTTATAAGAATATGGTGAATGCTTCGGTCTATTTGGACGGCCGTGGCTCTGGGGTATTTATTGACGATAATGTAATCTTAACTGCTGCTCATGTTATTGAAGGGCAGGAGTTTTTCTGTATAAGATTAAGAGATGGGACTTTGTTGAAATCGAGTGACTTTTATATAGATAAAAAAGAGGATATTGGTTTTATATTCGTAGAGGCTGAGGAACTTCATATTGCTAAAGTATCACCCTTGTCAGCAGCACTGGGAGACCCTGTTTATCTTGTAGGCAGACCTTATGAAGATAAATTTTTATTTTCTTTGACTAAGGGAATTATATCCCACCTTAGTCGGGATTTTCCGAATTATAAATGGAAGGATTTATTACAAACCGATGTTGATGGTGGGTCTGGTTGTAGTGGTGGCCCTTTATATAATTCTGATGGGAATTTGGTGGGGATGTATGTAGGCCAAGTTCTTGGGGGTGGAAGAGGTATCAGTTTATGTGAGAGTATTGATAGTATTTTAGAAGCTTATGAAAGATGTAAACTTGAGAGGATTAAGTAATGCCATTAACTGAGAAAGGTAAAAAGATAAAAGCTGCAATGAAGAAAGAATATGGTGCAGAAAAAGGTGAAGGTGTCTTTTATGCTTCACAAAAGAAAGGTACTATAAAGGGTACTCATAAACTTTATAAACGGAAGAAAAAGAAACATGCGTAAGGTGAAAACTCATAAATTTAACGGGGTAAAATATTTTGTTGAGTTAGATGAACCTTATGTTGGCTGGTGTGATAGACCTAATACTCCTGACCCAAAAGAATATCCTGCTATTAGATTACCAAATGGGTTAGCTTTTGGTGATACACATAAAGCAAAAGAAGATTTGAAAATATTATTACATGAATGTTTGCATGCTGAAAATTGGTCTAAATCAGAAGGTGAAGTAGACAGAGTTGCTGTTGATATTGGAAATTTATTATGGAGACTTGGTTTTAGGAGAATGAAATAATGGCTGCTGAGACAGATTGGGCATATTTAGGGGGGCTTATAGATGGTGAGGGTTGTATCTGCATAAGCAAACCACGAAGTAGTTATAGTATACATCAACTATCTGTTAGAGTTTCTAATACAGATGCTCGTTTAATGATATGGTTAAAGGATAATTTTAATGGTAGTATTACAACACAGCATCGAAAAAATAAAAAACATAAAGATGCTTATGAATGGAGAGTTTTTGCAAAAGATTCTGAATATATATTAGAAAATATATTACCATATTTAGTTATTAAAAAAGAACAAGCCTTATTAGCTTTAGACTTAAGACACACAATTGGGGCACAAGGTAGAAAAATACCCTTTTTTGTAATTGAGTATAGAAATAGTTTATATAATGAAATGTTAAAACTAAATAAGAGAGGAAGGTGATGCCCTATCGCAGCGGAATGTAGAGTGAAAACTATAGTAGATGTTACTGGTCTTGGTCAGGAATTAGGATTTAGTACAAATTTTGTTACTGCTACCCCTACTTTGGCAGTGTACATATATGATACTGCTGCTATAACAACTGAGCAAGCTCTTGATATGAGTGACATTACAGCGGTAGAATTTATTATTATAAAGAATCTTGATGGTACAAATCGTGTAGATATAGATTGTAATTATACTGCTGCTACTTTCAGAGCCAGTAATAAAGTAGATGCAGGTAAAACAGCAATGTTTAAGCCAGCCGGAAGTGTTTATATATTGGCTGACACTGGAGCTTGCTTGATAGAATACATTGTGATAGGTACAGCTTAGGAGTTATTATGCCACGTTACAATGCAAGATGCACAAAGTGTAACAAGGTATTTGATTACTATACCTTAATAAAAAATAGAAATGACCCACAAACCTGCAAATGTGGTGGTTCTGCAGTTCGTGATGTTGCTGTTGAGTTAAATCAATCAGGTGATTTTAGTAGAACAATGCGAACTAACCCTCGGTGGAGTTGGTCAATGGGTGTAAATATTTCTGAGATACCTAAAATGATGAAACAATATCCTGACCGAAAGTATAACCCTGTTACTGGTCAATTGTTAGTTGAATCACGTCATCATAAGAAAAAGTTAATGCGTGAAAATGGGATGTATGAGTATGCTTAATTCATCGGTAGAAAGACCTGCTTGGACTCAGTATGATTGGGGAGCATATAATCATAGACATTCCCCTGGTAAAATAAAAAAAGATTATTATAGAAAGAGCAAAAACAAAAGGAGACAAAAAATAAATGAGAAATAGGAAAGGAAGTAAAGTTAAATATTGCTTCAAATGTGGTGTTGAACTAACAGAAAATAATTGGTATATAAGTGATAAAAATTTTAAATCACCAAAATACAAATGTAAATTTTGCTCAAATCTTTTCAGAATGTATAGTCGTGGTATCTCAAAAAATTTTACAGCGGCTACATACAATGAATTATTTATTAGGCAACAGGGGTATTGTGCTATTTGTGGAATACATCAAAGTAAGTTAAAAGGAAGGTTTTGTGTTGACCATAACCATACAACAGGGGAAATAAGAAAACTACTTTGCAAACCATGTAATTTAGGAATAGGAAATTTCAAAGCCGATAAATATGGAGTTAAATTATTATTAAAAGCTATAAAATATATAGAGGAGATAGATAATGGAACAAAGTAATCTTGAGAAAATACATGAAAAATTCAAAAATGAGCATCAATGTTCGAGTTGTGGTGGATATTTTCTTGATGAGAATAAAGATGTCGTGCAATGTAAAAGATGTATCAGGGACGGCAGGGTAAACCCTTTAGAAAATACACCTGAAAAAGATATACTTCATAAAGATGTTAGTACTGTTGAACTCTCTAAGAAAGTAGCTGAGTTAGAAGCTATTATAGGCTTGTATAAAACTGCTACAGAAGAAATACCCCATAAAAATCTGCCTAAGATATATAAACCAAAGAAGTGTGCCAGATGTGATGAAGAGTTTACACCCGCTTCTGGTGCTCAAAAAGTATGCCAAAATTGCAGACAGAAATTAATTTCATAAGGGGACAGAAATGGCAGACGATATTAAAAAAGATGATGTTAAAGAAGAAGATGTAATAACTGAACCTGATGTTGTTGCAATCTCTCCTGGGTTAGCAGAAGGCCCAAGTCCAGGTATATTAGAAAAGATAGCAAGTGTTTTCAGGAGCGATAGCGACAATCGGAAACCAAAAGAAAAGGATGAGTCTGAAGATAAAGTTGAGGATGATTTAACTGATGAGTCAGAGGATAAGGTTGAGGATGAAACTAAAGACGAAACAACTGATGAACCTGAAGATACATCTGATGATAAACCAGAAGAAAAAGTTGAATATACAGAGATTGACCCAAGGTTTGTAAGTACTGCTGGAACTTATGGTTGGTCAAGAGAACGAATAATTGAATATGCTGAAAATCATGATGATTTAGATGTAGTCGAAATAACAACTCGTATGGAAAAGTCTATTAAAGATAATCGTGCGAGTTCGGCTGATACTGATAAATCAGATGATGTTTTTATTAATGAAGAAGCCCTTAAAACGTTAGCAGAAAAAGATGAAGGTTTAGCTCAAGCTGTTAGAGAAATACTTAATCCTCTGGCGAAACGATTTGAGAATACTTCTTCAGAATTGGATACCCTAAAAGGAGAGTTGGGTAAGTATAAGTCAGATAGAGAAACTAAGGATGGTGTTCGTGACTTAGAAGTTGCAAATGGTATTTTTGATAACTCTGGTATTTCGTCTTTAGGTAAAACGAAAGACATTCCAAAGTATCCAGACGGTACTTATAATTTAAGTGACCCAATGGTAAAAGAGCGTGGAAAGATTTGGGATGTTGCTCAACAGTTTTATGCTAACGGTGGAACATTTGAATGTGCTGTTAATAATGCCTTGCAATGGTATCGTGGTAGTGACGCTAATAAGGAGATGAAGCGTAAAGTAATAAAGGATTTGAAAGAACAAGAAGAGAGAGTGATGCCTAAAAGACAAGAGGCAAAAGTCGAAACCGAATATGCGTCTGAGGAGGAGCGAAAGGCTGCCGTAATTAATGACGCAGTTCGTAAGTATAACGTAGAGCTTTAATCTTAAACGGTACAAATCTCTTGTGGTGAGGAGGTTTTATTGTGGATGATGTTTTGATTGCACAAGCGACCGACATCCTTCAAGCTACTCTGCCTGATTTGAGTAAGAAGCGATGTGTGTTAACTTATGCTTATAGTAACTACGGCCTTATGAACTCCTTTTGGAAAGATAGGGCTAAACTTGGTGGCGGTGACGAGGTAGAAAGATTTATTACTCTGCAAGATGAGGGTAATGCAGGACACCGCAACAGATGGTCTGAGGATACCCATAACGTGGTCAATACTGACCATACGATTAGTGCTGACTGGGTATTATTGTCTGGTAATTTAAGTTGGAACGTTATTGAGCAGGATATGAATAAGGGTGCTGCTCGTATTTATGACAAGATTGAAAATAAATACAATAACGCTATTCGTGAAATGGCTGATGAACTTTATCAAGCTATTCCTGTAACTCCGACAAGTGCTACTGATGTGGATAAGCCACATGGTATAGCTGGTTGGCTCAGTCTTGGTGCTGATGGTGACACAGGTGGTTGGGGTGGAGCAAGAGGTCGATATGACGACGCCAGTACTCCTGGTACTGCTTATAGTATTGGTGGTATTAATGGTACTACATATAGTCGTTGGGCTTCTTATTATGCTGACCATGATGGTGACCTTGATGATAGTTTGTTAGTTTTGTTGGATAGAGCTTGTCGTAAACTTAATTTCCAAGGCCCACAGTTGGGTAAAACATTGGATAAGGAAAGTCTTAACTTCTCCTTGTATTCTAATGATAATGTTATTGGGAATATTAACTTGCTATATGCACAGTCAGACGACCAAATGGGTATTCGTGTGAATCGTCATTTTGGTGACAACCCAGTATTTAAGGGTATGACATTCCAGTATGTTGATTTGTTTGATACTGCAAATACTAATATTTTTGGTACTGACCCCATC